GTCCATCGTGCGGTTGGCGCTGTCGCGGTGATTCGTAACGATGGTTCCGGTCGGGTCGCCCAGCGAGCCAAGGGCCAGCTTGTCGAAACGGTCGAGCAGTGAATCGTTCGTGTAAGGGATCGGGAACGCCCAGCGAATGAACGTGGCCATGTCGCGGGCTTTGGTGCGAGAGTTCCGGCTTGTGGTCGGAACCATCGGAAGGGCTGGCCCCATGTAGTCGAAACGCACGCGGTCACCCATTACTGAGTTTTCCTCGTAGGTTCCGGCCAGGATGTGCAGCTCCTGTTGGAGCGCCACGCGGAATGCGTCCGTGTAGGCGATCTGGTAGTGTTGCGGAATTGTGGTGATTGTATCACTCATTGGAAGAGAGAGTTTTGAGCGCACGCAAAACGTGGCTCGGTTGAACTTTGCCTGATGTCCTCCGCTTTCAGGAGTCCCAAGAGTTCGGGATTTACTCACTCGGACTAGTCCGAGGCGCGTGTTCGGGTTCCCCAAAGAGTTAAGGGAAAGAGTCCACTGCGCATCCTCTTCGGTTTTCACACTTTCACTTCCATTTGTTTTTACAAGCCAAAAGTTCCGCAACCATTGATCTTATCGTTTTGGTTCGTGGAAAATCTGCGGGCACACTTCACCCCGGAGGGAGAGTGTTTTGATCGAATCGCCTTGGACTGTGGATTCGCGGTACGTCACAAAAGGTCGTGCTGGTTCAGCTCGTCGCCCACGTTGCGGTTTCCCGCGCCTTTCGTCATTCACCCGGCATTTCTGCCGCGCTACTTTTAGACCCTGTTTGGATGTCGTTCAGGGTGCCAGAATCTCTCCTGTGGACACCCGCAGGGCCAGAGGCAGGTTTCGAAGCTGTTATCGGCGCGCTTCGTGGCGGCATGGATTCTAAAATTTAAGGGGTGGACGATCCCTGGCCTGTTACGGCTCAGGGAAGGGAATCCACGCCCATGACGCGATAAAAGACCGCAGTCGGTTCCATGCAAGCACAAAAAATCCCGCCCAGTCGCCCGGGCGGGACTCTCCTTGAATCGGGACTTACCCCACAAAATCATCCACCTTTTTTCTTCGCCTCTTGTGCGGCGTATTTCTCGTTAAGCTCTTGCACCTTGTCAACCGCGCGCTGGTGCGTCTGCGCATCCACGCCGATGCCACGATACGCCTTGTAGAGCGGGTTGGCCTCGTTGTTCTGGATGTCGAGCGCCTGCGCACGGAAGCCACTTCCGAGGTCGCTGTGCATGTCGCCAGACACGAGTTTGTCGGGCGAGATGAGGTCGTGCATCTTCGCCAGCGCCAGCACCATGTCGGCCCGGCCAAAGATCGCGTCCTCCGGCTTGAAGCCAAGCGTAATGGCCATGCGCTGCGCGGCTGCGGCGTTCTTTTGAAACGCCGTTTCGTCCGGCCACGCCTTCTTCAGCTCGGCCATCTGGCCGGCCTTGTAGTCGGCCATCTGCTGTTGCTGCGCGGCGAGGCTCGTTTGGGTCTGCCCCATCGCCATCTTCGTTTGAAGCTCGATGGCGGCTTTCACGAACTCAGGATTCGCATGGTGTTTGTGCGCCAACTCGACAAACTCCTTGAGAGCTGGTTCGCTCCACATTTCGGCGGGAATGGCGTCTGGCTTTTTGATGCCGTAGCCTTCGGGCTTCTCGGGCGCCGCGTTGAGCGCATGGAGGGTCTTCTCGAACTCTGCCTTGACCTCGGGCGCGGCGCTGTCGATGGGCCGCTCCAACCCTTTTTTCCCAGCCATCTGCTTGTTGTGCACGAGCGCCCGAAGCAGAGCCTCAGTCGTGTCGTAACTTTTGAGCAATTCGGCGTGAGGCTTGAGGTCATCGGGAAGACGGTCATAGGCCGTCTTATTGATTTTTCCGTCAGCGCCCTGCCAGTCCTTGTAGAAAGGGTCGGTGTTGGGCGCGGGTACCGGAGGCACCCCTGGAGGATTTGCGGGCGCTGGCGGGGTCGTTATGAGCGACGGCGAGGGCACTACGGGCGGCGTCACAGGAGCAACGGGGGGCACGACGGGCGGCGCGGGAGGTGTTTCGATGGCTGGCATGGTCAGTCAACCTCCTCTACGATGGCATTATCCCACGCGGGATGGCCATCAGGCGGGCGGATGGTTCGGCCCTCGACCACGCGGCGCGCGCAGAGCTGATCGCTCAGGGTTAGCATCTTCATTATGCCGGTATTCGGGTCGCGCTGAATCTGCCCGTATTCGTCGAGGTTGGGCACATCCACGTCGAACGTGCCAAGGATGCCGTAGCGAATCCTGCTCTCCTGCGGCCTCCATTGCTGATACCAGTCAAACACGGCGGGCGTCTTGTCCCCGTCCATCGGGTTCATCTTCGGGCGGGGCGGCTCGTTTTTCTTGATCGTGTCCAGCTTCACGCCTTTGACGCTCTCGGTCTTGTGCGCGATATGCAGCTCATTGAGGCAGGTGATGACCTGCTGGCGCTTGGTCAATGCTTCCTCGTTGGTGTATTCGATGTTGTCCTTTTTCTCGCCTGTCATCGTGGCCAGGACGGTGAGCACACCCATTTTTGTGCGCACGACCTGATCGCCCTTGAGTTCGTAGATCACGCCGGAGCCGACGCGATCTTCAGTAGGTAGTATCATTGGAATCTCTTTCTCTTGGTTGGTTTGTTCACTGCGGGTAGCGGCGTAGGATTAGCCGCGTACTTCAAAAGCTTTTTGATTTCGAGGAGCGCCTTGCGCTTCCCCTCGGCCCACGCCATCGCGTAGGGGTCAACCGCCCCATCCTTTGGGTTTTGGTTGGCCGTGCCGTCGTTGAAAAAGCAGTGCATCTCAAGGTCGGACATGACGAGCTTCTGCGCATCGTTGCGCCGCCCCTCTGCCCCGAACACAGTCTGGTAAGCCGTGGCGAGCTGCAATAGCCGCTCCTGATTCGTTTCTGTTTTGTAAGCCATGTTACGCCGCTGATTTGCTTAGGCCGTCCACCACTTGCTTCTGCATCTCGGGAGGAGCCTTGCCCAGTTTGCCAGCAGCCCCAGCCACCTTCTCGGCCATCTGCGCCTGCTGCGCGGCGGCGATCTGCTGCTTCCGTGCGGCGCGCATGGCGTCCACCTTCTTCATCGGCTTGATGAGGTCAGGCGCGAGCCCACCGTCCATCGCAAACTTCCGCATCCCGTCGTCGATTTCAAAGTTGTCGGAAATCTGCTCGGGGTTGCCCTGCCTCGCTTGGTCGATCTGGCCGACAACCTGAATCACCTGCAAGAAGGCTTGGCTCTCAAGCTGGTTCAGGCGCAGCGCCAGCCGAGACGAGTAGGCAATCTCAGGCTGGATCGTAACGGTCAGCCCGTGCTTGTTCTGCCGCTGCACTGCGGCGGGCGCAGGCGGAAAGTATCCAGCCCGGTCTGCGAAATCGAACAGATAAGCATGGAGAGGATTAAACTCCTCACCAATCTTTCGGTCAAACACGGGAGAAAACTGCTCGATCTGTTCGGATTTTCTCTCCTCGATCTCGGTCGCCGTCGCCTTTCCAAATTGCGACTGCTCCAGCATTTTGAACATGGGAACATAAAATGCCCGGTTGATGCCGTCACGCTTCATCTCGATGGACTTGAGTCCGATGTCAAAATCGCCTCCGTCCATCCACACACGCGGCCAAGCCTGCGGGTCGGTCTTGCTACCGACGATAGTTTCGCTGCCGGCCCGATAGTCCACCTCACCAACGAGCGTGTCAGGGACGAGTGTGCGCGGCTCGGCCTTCAGTTCGGCCAGGGCATCCATCCAATAACACATGAAGTTCGCCTGCCGAATGTTTGGCAGGGCAACAAAGGCCGGGGAGAACCCGTAGGGCGTCTTTCCCCACTTCATGAAGCGCGAAACAAAGTAGGGCATCTTGTCGAAGCCGCCCTCGTAAACTGTGGCCTGATCGTCGATGCAAAAATATAGATTGGCGATGGGCTTGTTTTTCGGGTCGAGCTTCTTCGCGTCGAACTCCTCGGCAATACGCGGGTAAACACAGTGGAGGAACTTGAATTTCTTGTCCTGATCGGTCGGAACTTTGTTCTCGAATGCCTTGCGCACCTTTGGAGTGAGCGCCGCCACACCCCACTTCTGCGCCGCCTGCCGCGCCGTGAACTCAAATTCCCGCATGACCGTATCGACAAAGCCCTCGTCGTCCTCCGCGATGACGTAGGTGCCCACCTGATACTCGCCAAAGTAGAACGGCCCGCGCTTGCTCTCGTCGCAGAAAAGGCAGCTCGTGCCAAACGCGCCCCAGGACAATTCCGCGCTGTGCTTCGTCGTGTAGAAATTGGACTTGGCCAGGAGGCGAAGCATGATCTCGGTGCATTTGCCGTAATAGAGAGCCGCTTCGTCGCGGTCTGAATCCTTCATCCACGCGGGCGGATTGTAGGCAAACCATTTTCCGGTGTAGAGCCAGTTACGCGCACCAGCAGCAAGGGATAAATTGGCGTCGATGGCCGTCGTATCGAAGATGTCATCCGTCCACCCGGTCACGCCCTCGGTCTTGGTCACGGTGATGTCCGAAAGCTGCGGCAAAACATAGGACGAAATCGACTGCCAGTTAGTGTCAAACGTGGACGCCCGCTGGTTGCGCAGCGCATCATATCTCTTGAAGTGACTTTCGTATTTCGCGTCCATCAGGTTGCGATTAAGCTGCCGCCTCCGAGCTTTGAAAACGTGTGCATCATGGGAGGCTGTCCCGCCCCCGTAGTGGGGG